GTCCAGTATCTAACATTTCCTGTATCGTTTAGGTTTACTCACTTCGAACTCGTATAACAATGGGGCTTCGTTATGAAAGAACTGATTATGATCCACAATATGTGGAAGGAAGACTGCGTCATTGGTCGTAAGCTAGATGATGCTTCGCACCAAACGCCAATGCTGCATGCAAAGTATTTGCAACTGCTATCAGAAGCAAAGATGACTATGAAGAGTCTTGAGATGAAGCAGAAGAATTTGCTCAAGGACAAGTGGCTGTATTACAACGGCAAGATGGATCGTGAACAGCTCGAGCAAAAGGGTTGGGCTCCTGATCCATTCAACGGCCTTCGTGTTATGAAGGGTGATATGGATTACTACTACGACTCTGATCCTGAGATCCAAGCATCAATTGAGAAAATTGCAGCATGGAAGAATGTTATAGATACACTTAGTGAAATTATGGAAAACATCAAGTGGCGCCACCAAACGATTGGTAATATCATTAAGTGGAAGGCGTTTGAGAGTGGGGGTTAATGTCGGCTGACATAACTATCAGATTAAAAGATTACAGCATGTTACAGGTAGCATGTGAAAGAGGAGTAGCCGCTGAGTTAAGCGACTTCTTCTCTTTTTTTGTTCCTGGATACAAATTCATGCCAGCATACAAGAACAGAGTCTGGGATGGTAAGATCCGTCTGTTCAACTCTTTGCAGGGTGAATTGAATGCAGGTGTGTTTGCATATCTAATGCAATTCTGCAAGGATCGTGGATACACAATTGATATTGAGGAGACTGACTATGGGTTTCCAGTTGCAGAAAAAAAGGTGGATCGCAACACGCTGCTAGAGTTCTACAAGTTTCTCAAGCTGCCATATGAGGTAAGAGATTACCAACACGATGCTATTTGCACAGCATTGGATCGTCAACGTGCCGTGTTGATATCACCAACAGGTTCTGGCAAATCGCTGATCATGTATGTGCTCGCTCGCTACATCCTTGGGTCCAACAAGAAGAAGATCTTGATCATTGTGCCAACAACTAGCTTGGTTGAGCAACTGCATAAAGACTTTAGTGACTATGGATACGATGCTGAGAACAAAGTCCACAAGATATATTCTGGCAAGGACAAAAACACCAACAAGCGGATAATCATTTCAACCTGGCAGTCAATCTACAAGTTTCCAAAGGTTTGGTTCGAGCAGTTTGATGCTGTGCTTGGTGATGAGTGTCACGGGTTTAAGTCTAAATCGCTGTCGTCTATTATGAACAAGAGTACAGAGGCTAAGCACCGATTTGGCTTAACAGGAACGCTCGACGGGACGCAGACCCATCAGTTAGTGCTCGAGGGGTTGTTTGGGCCCGTATATCAAGTGACAACCACAAAGGAACTGCAGGATAACGATACGTTAGCCCCACTTGAGATCACTGTGGTCAATTTGAAGTATTCTGACACAACTCGTGAGAACTTTGGGTCAAAGACATATCAAGACGAGATTGACTTCATAATCAAACACGAGAAGCGTAACAAGTTTATTCGTAATGTGGCACTGCAGCAAAGCGGTAACACACTTGTGCTGTTCCATCGTGTCGAGAAGCATGGTGAGGTGCTGTTCAATCTGATCAGAGACAAAGCTGCAGAAGGACGCAAAGTGTTTTTCGTTGCTGGTAAGGTCGACACTGATGACCGTGAAGCCATTCGTCGAATCGTTGAATCGCAAAAAGATGCAATCATTGTTGCGTCAATGGGTACGTTTTCAACGGGGATAAATATCAGAAACCTTCACAACATCGTCTTTGGCAGCCCAAGCAAATCACAAATCAAAGTGTTGCAATCTATTGGCCGCGGTCTAAGAAAGTCTGATGATGGTTCGACAACCAAACTGATCGATATTGCTGACGATCTGCATTGGAAGACAAGAAAGAACTTCACGTTGTTGCATTCGTTTGAACGAGTGAAGATCTATCAGAAAGAGCAATTTAACTTTAAAGTGGTACAAGTGGATATAGAATGAACGATATTAAACAATTTAAACTGACATCTGGTGAAGAGATTGTATGTGATGTAATAGAGTATCCAGATGATGAACTGGCGGATATTGTTGTTAGAAACGTATATGAAATCTGCATGCATGCATCATCACCAGATGGCGCTAGACTGTATACGATGAGACCTTGGATGATGATGCAGAGTGATCCAGATAGTTTGGTAATACTAAACTCTAACCATATTGTTGGTGAAGCTAATCCATCCGAGAAGATGATTGAGCATTATGCAAAAGTCATGGTATACGATAACAGCGGTGAAGAACAAAATGGCAACGAAGAGATGGCTGAAAAGCTGGCAGCATATCTTAAAATGATACGGGATGCTGCATCTGATCAAGCGTCAGATAGTGATGGGCCTACAACAAATGTTGTCGCATTTCCAGGACGAACTATACATTGATAGAAGATTTTGAAGCTTGGAATAAATACCCACATCACCACAACTGGTTCAACAAACTCTATGTTGCTGAGCAGATGGGGTACGTATGTGGGCCATCCGGCCTTGCTCCATCTATTACTGACTACTACATAGTGCGACCCACATACAATTTGTCTGGGATGGGTGTTGGCGCAGACATGATAAAGATTGACGCAGATGATGCGTCAAAGGTTCCTCCTGGATACTTCTGGTGCGAGTTTCTTCCAGGACATCAATACTCTGCGACATATGAGTTTGTGTATAACAAATGGAAACCAATATCTTGCTGGCAAGGGGATCTTGCTCCCAGATCGTTTACAAAGTTTACAGGATGGACAAGATCAACATATGTACCACCGGTGCCACAACAGTTCAATGTGTTGTCTGATGT